CCACATGCGCTCACCTCTGGCTCCCTTTTGACGCTGATTCATATTACCAGCCTAGTTCTTCTTCCAGTTCGTCCTTAGCCTTCTTTGGCTTTGCAGCAGCATCGGCTTCTTCAAAATCCATAGGAATCTCGTCATCCTTAGCTTTACTTGACTTTACGGACTCAACTGGAAAACAATTGGCAAGGTTCTGCTTGTCGGCAGAGATAAAAAGAGAGGCGACAACAGCTTGGAAATGATCCTGAGTAAGTTCGTGCTTAGTCTTGATCCAGTCAGCGGCTTTCACACACTCAACGTAGAGCTGTGCTTTCTGGAATAACAACCGTTTAGCGTCAGTGACGCTTCCCTTGGACTGAGCAAGCTGCGTATTGACCTTGACGGCGTCAGTGTACTGCTCCAGTGCGTTGCGAGTGCCGTCGATGATTGCAGCCTTCTCAGTGACGTTCAGTTCGTTTTTGCCGCTATGACTGCTGTTCTTGACGTTGAGTCCAGTGAGGCCGTTCTTGCCCGCTTGACTCTTAATGGTGATCGTCTGCCCCGTAAGATCACGCATTTCGTCTTTGATCCAGAACGATGCACGGACTTCGCCGGTCGAGTCTTTAAGAATGACAGACTGAACGCGCCAGTCACCATACTTACCTTTGCCAGTTTTAGCGTCAAATGCCGCCTTCACCTGGACTACCATCTCTCCAATAACGGTTCCGTCTGCAAGTGCTTCAAGATCTGCAATTTTAGCTACCTTCATGTGATATGTTTTGTGAGCAGTCTCGGGCCTCAGCATCATGCTTCAGCAGTGCCGTGACTGGTTCCCCACTCAAGTCTACTATCGGAAAGCCTGCAAGCTTTCTTTAATTATTTTTTGCGCTTGGCAGCAGCTTCTTTCTTAGCTGCTTCTTTCTGAACACTATACGCAATTGCGACAGCCTGTTTCTGTGGCTTGCCAGCGTGCAACTCGGCCTTGAGATTGGCAGTGAACGCTTTGTCGGATGGGGATTTTTTGAGTGGCATAAGGTTACTTTAGTGGACTGTTTGTAAGAACGCGAAGCTGACGAGTTGCCGATCTAATGGCTTCATCCTCAGTGTTAAACACGCTGACTTTACCATCAGGAGATAGCAATCGGAACTTGCCTCCAGGTTTCTGCACGATCTTAAACTTAGTGGTCGGATCAGACTTAACTGTTCCGTTCGGAAGCACTTCAGCAATAGTCTTGTCAGGTTGGAATGCAGCTTGTGGCATTGCCATGTCCGGTTGCGACATCAACGCAGCTTTGACCCAGCGAATCTTGGACTTCGGATCAGTGGGTAACTTTGCCAATGCAGCAAACTTTGAAAACGCGCTAGACTTAGCAAAACCCTCCACAGCAGATTTGCTGGGTGAAGTATTCTTCATGACATCAGTTACAATAGCTTGAAACTCTGGGCTGTTAAACATCTTGGCAGCAGCAGCAACTCGATCTTTTGGTGCGCGTGCAAAAGTTGAAGCAATTGCAGCTCCGATTCCACCGCCTACAGAACCTCCAATAAATGACAAAACTGTTTTGTCCAGAAGACGATCAGTGAGTGTATTTGCTCGCATCGAGCGTAAGATCGCCTGATTTGATGCGCCATTGGCACTAAGTTCCGAAGTGGCTCTTTCAATGAGATTTCCTACTACTGCAATATTGGAAAACAACTTAAATGTGTCAGCACCAAGAGTTTTTTCAATTTTAGAAAAAATTTCTGGATGTTGTTTTATTTTGCTCCAAGTGTTTTTAAATTGAGTTAACCCAATTTTTCCAACTTTTTCGCCAGAAGGTTTGCTTGCCGAAGAAAGCAGCGCAGATGCAACCGCTTCTCGTTGAAGTGGAGTAGGAACTGTTTGAAGCATTTTATTAAATGCAGGAACAATTCCTTCCTTTGCCAGCTTTACAGTTGCTCTCATTGCAGGAACAAGACTTTTATTTAAGTCCCTTCCAAATGCGTCAATCAGGGTCTTTTCAACTTGTTTTTGCTTTGTATAAAGCAAATCTGCTGAAACCAATCTATCACCTAATTCTTGACCACCAATTTGTCTAATTGCATTGTGCTGATCTTCTCTTATTGCGTTATACAATCTCTCTACAATGCTTTGATCAAGATTGGAGTAAGGAGTTTGTTTTCCACGAAGTGCTCCACGCAAAGCAGATTTTTCACGCATCAACCTATCATAGGTGATCGTGTCGTTTTTCAGCATGTCAAAAAGGCCTCTCTCTTGTGACGTTAAGCCTTTAATTCCACCTTGGTTCTCAATTGTCTGTTTCAGCAACGCTTCAAGGTGCGGCATCCCTGGGCCTTGCGTTTCCACAATTGCCTCTACAGGTGCTTTGTATTTTCCTGTAGCCTTTGCAATACTTTCATTAAGTTGCTGAAGTTGTCTTTCTTCTGCCGAAAGCTCAGCAACCGGAACTTTCTCTACTGGCTTTGAAATAACAGTTTTCTTGGCAACTGCATTGTCAACCTCGTCATATGCAGCTTTTGTTTGAGCCTTTAATGCATCTCGTTCTGATTGAAGTGCTTTTTTAACATTCTCAGAAACCGTGGAGGTTGGAGTGTCTAGTTCAGCTTGAGAGATTAAGTTATCTATTCTATCAACCGCAGCAGTCTCGACTTCACGCCACGCAGCTTGCGCTTCAGATCCTCTTATTGAGCGGCCTGCGCCAACGATTGCTCTAAGCTGAGGAGTGTCACTTGCGAGATCTGGAGGAGCAGGAATGCCAAGTTCATCAAGAGCAGCATATGCAGCAGGGTCGATTTTTGCTCGTTCTGCCAAAAGACGCTTGTACTTGTTTGCGCTCAAGTTTTCTGATGCTGCCTTATTTACCAACGCTTCAAGATCAGCATCTGCTGCTTCCTTTGAAATTACAGGCACAGTTGCAGCGATCTCTTCGGGAATGAAACCTTTACCAGCGATAAGTCTTTTTGCGCCTGGTATAGCAGCGCCAAGAATTCTACCAACAATTTCACCGGCACTTCCCATACCAGCAGCAAGTCCAACTTCACTAGGATTAAACTCTCCACCAGTAGCGGCCTGAGTGCCTTCAATCGCTGCTTGAGTTGCACCAGCAGCTAACCCAGCACCAAGAATGCTAGTAGCTTTAGCGGCAGGCATCATCATCAAAATTTGAGCAAGTCCACGAGGTGCATCGCTCCATCGAAGTCCAGGCTTTAAGGCATACTCGTTCTGGTCGATGTTAGACTTAAATATGTAGTTGCCCTTTTCATCTTGACGAACTTGAACCTCTGGATAATTCGCTTTGATAATCTTAGCAGTTTCCTCTGGGCCAGTAGCCATTGTTCCCAAAGCTGTCTTTAGTGCAGGCAAGCCTTGTGCTAGGCTAAACTCAGGCATGTTTCCACGCCAATCCGGCAAAGCTTCAATCTCAAAAGTCTTTCTGGAGTTTCCAGTTACAGCATCAGCAATTCTTGCAAGCAGACTTTGGTCTTCTTGTTGTTGTTGTCCCAGCATGGATTGCAGTTGTTCATCTGAAAATGAACTTAAATCCTGTTTTACTGGTGCTTGAGCGGACTGTGCATCAGCCATCTGCATCAACTGCTCATCGCTTAACTGTGAAAGATCTTGCATACTTAAAACCCTTGTCTTCCTGTAAAATCAGACGTTGGTTGCATTGCTGGAGCTGGGACAACAGACTGCAATGGTTGCTGTGTTCGCGCAGCTTTTCGCCTTTCAAGTTCAGCCATAATCTGATCTCTTGAAAAAGCCGGTGCAGCTTGAGCCTGCTCAGGTCGAACTACAGTCACATCAGCAGGTGCTTGCTGTTGCGCTTGCTCAAACTTGGGCATCATCTTAATCCCAAAATTCTTTTCAGCAATCTTTGGAGACGTAGGAACAATGACTTGGTTAGTCATGCGTTCATTGTACGTGTCTGCCAAGTCGTTGTGAATTATCTTAGCCTTTCGCAGGTAAGCTTCTGGATTTGATGATAAAGCTTGAGCCATTTGCTCCTTTAGAGTCTTCCCTTCTCTACTCTGAAGAAACGAAATCACTCCCGCAGCGTTCATCAATCCTTTTCCCATCAAGGCTTGATATTCAGGCAGACTAACAATTTCAGGGGATCTCCGAAGAAATTCATTAGCTTGTTCAGCATCAGCAGACCCTTTAGCTGAGTTGATCAACTGAGTCAGAAACGTCTTGATTTGAGACGATTGTTCCCTTCGTTTTTCCTCGTCGTACTTTTCTTCTGGAGTACCTTTGGGAGGTTCAATCTTCTCAATGCTTGTAATCGTCTTATTCAGATTACTCAGCATGTTAGCCTGAGTTGTCGTGACATTTTCACGGGCAATCAATTGAGCATTTTTGTACTGATCGGACTCAGTGAACGGTTTCATGTCCGGCCCATAGTGAGTATCAAGGAAATCTTTGCCAACCTTGTACTGCTGCTCACTTACGTTCATTTTAGACATCTTAGCCAGGCCATATTCCTTGCCTTTTTGTATGGCTTTGCGTTGCTGTTCATACGCATCAGCACCGTAAATGCTCTCGCCCTGATCTTGAGTTGGTGCAGGCTGAGTTTCAGCAATTTGCTGAGTAAACGCAGATGGATTACGTTCGTACTCGGCAGCTAACGCAGCAGATTCAGCCAACCTTTTGCGGTTAGCTTCTGCTGCGTACTGCGCAATGGCAGCTTGTTGTTCAGCCTGTTGTTGCGCTTGCATTTGCTTCTTAGCTGCAAGCAGGCTTTGAAAAACTCCACCAACGTCAATAAAATCGTCTGGCATATTATCGGGGCTTTCTGTTTGCCTTCAAATAATTGTCCTCGAACTGCTGATAATCTTCACCAGTCGCATTTGGATTTTGGTTATAATACTGCTGGTATGCCTGCACTCTGAGAATCCGATCTTCCATGCTTGGAATCAACGGAGTTCCCGTAGTTGCCTGTGGTTTTGCGTTGTCCCCAGGAAGAAGCATAGATGTATCGAGTGCTTCTCCTTTTGGCCCATGTGTATATGGCATTGCAGCCGTAGTTACTGCTGCGGTTGCTCCTACTTTTGCCCTTGCTAAAGCAGCAGTATTTTCAGCAGCAACCTTTTCCATTGTCATTTGATGACCAACAGACTGGCCAAGCATTCCAAATGCAGTGTCGTAAAAAGCTTTCTTTTTTGCCAGACTCATATTTGGATCAGTCTGAACGTTAGCAATTTGTTTTTCAAACGGAGCACGTTTATCTTCCGGTAAGTAAGGAAGAAACAAGCCAATAGCTTTCTCTTTTGCTGCCACATCAGCTGTCATGGACTTGTACTCTTTGTAAGCATCGCCAACAGCTTGAACTCCGCTGGCAATAGACTTTCCGGCATCTGCTAATCCTTGGTAGTTTAATTTGCCAATGTTAGCACCACCTTCTAGCAAACCCTGGCCCATTTGGCCAATAGCCGCCGGAGCAGCACCACTATACATTTCGTGAGGTTTCATAAAGTTTTAAACAAAGCACATTCTTCTGCTACTGGAACAACGGAAATACCACCTTCAGTTGAATTAAACCAGTTTCTTACACATTGCCTCAGTGCTAATTTGATTGCAAACATATTCCATTTCTTGTCATCCACGCCATTTTTAGTCATCCAGTCAGCTGCTTCATCTGGATTTGTGATGCCTAAATTTCTCCACATTCCTTGAGATTCAACATGAATTTCTTCAAGTGTGGGTTTCACGCCTAATGCACAAGCCATTTCTGCTATAATATGCATGTCGAACGCCTGGTCTTGATTTATTGCAGCTTCCCATTTGCGTTTACCGTTAACAGGCAAATCACTGCTAAGTAATCCTTGCATGTTGTAATTGATAAAATTTATAGCAATTTTTGATGGAACAAATGAAGTTTGTGCTCGTTTAATTGCTTCAATTGTATCAAGTTGCTTTTGATTAACGTAATTGCTTTTCAATATATCATGCATCTCAGAATTGATGCTTTTGATTTTTTGCCAACTGCGTTCCATGTAAAACACATTAGCCAATGGTTTAATAAATGCATCTTCGTGAAGCACGGTCTTCCTTTCATTTTGCAATTTATTAACCGTTGCTCTAATGTTAACCAATGGAACAGACAGATTAATATATCCGTCTTCCATTGAAGAATGAGCTAATGCAACTTCAGAGTCATCGGTACATACTTCATTCTTGTACCAATTAGCAATGACTCCAACTGGTTCTGCTCCAAACCGCTCACATTCAACAGCACGGAGAGCACCCAATGATCCCGCTCCAATTACTCTGCATCCTTTTTCGATGGCAAATAATATCTCCTTGTGCCAAGGGGATAAGTGTTGCGTAAAGTAACCATCAATCAAGATTAACGTGTCCGGCCCTTCAAGCGCAGCAGCTGCAATGTCTCCCTGTTGCGCTGGTGGTCTAACTTCAAGGCCATCCAAATCCAATTCAACTCCAGTAGGGCCAATAAAGATTTTCATTTCCTTCCCCTTTCACCAGTTTGTCCGTATTTGTTGTAATATCCTTCAAGCGTCGGTATGGCTACTTTTACAACAGAACATGGATAAGGATGATCAAATGCTTTAATCAATGGCTCTGGAATGTTTAGCTTGTGCAATTTTTTAAGTATTTTAGCAATGTCACCAACGAACGAATCAGTACTCATGTCTTCATGACGTTTGCTTGAAACGGTTTTCTTAAAGGAGAAAAATCCTTCCATTGTTTTGTTGTTATCTTTTGTTTTATTTTCAACAAACTTTTTGTGTGATATGTCGTCTCTGCTTCCAGACATAAACACAACTCTGCCTTGTACGGCCTCACACACAGCCCTGCATTGTGCCACTTCTGGGTTCAGATGCGTAGCGTAGCCTTTGTAGATTCCAGTTCCTCTTTCTGTATCGTACAAATAACAAATGTAAGTTGGTATCCCAATATCCAGCGTACAATCCAAAATAATTGGCATGATGTCGTTGGATCTTAATCTTTCCACCAATCCACCCAAGGTTGAATCTTCAATAGTATCAAGATCAACCCTTTGCGCTTCAATGTCTTTTGAAAATGCTATTGCAACTTGATCTCTTTCAATCACCTCATACAACCCTCCGGCAACAGCTTCATCTAAAGTATTTCCACTAGAAAGCCCATTGCTGTTTGAGTAAAACATTGACTTGAACAATGGATATGTAAGTTGAATTGGTATCATTTTTACGCAAGCCAATGGAACCATTGCCTTGTTGCCACTGTACAAACCGGTCATTGTTGTCCACTCAATTGGCATGTTTGGGTTGTAAAACCCTCCCTTAAGCAATTGAAACCTGGTTTCGACGGACTTCAATCTAGCCCCTGTCTCAGTAATTGATTCTACACGCGCAGTTTCTCCAACATGACGCTCAAATCCTTCCATCATTGCACTGCATAATGCAGCTTCGCGTGTAGCTCCCTTCCCTGAATCCACGCACAAGGACACTGCATCTGGTCTAACGCACTGCGCTACAGGTATTCCACTACGATCAAGTCCAGTTATCTCTGAGACTCTTGTGATTCCAGCCATGTGCCACCATGGGCGCATTCTGGAAATTGTATCTGCCGGTGTACAGGCTCTTTGTGCGCCGTCTAGTTTAATTTTAGTAATATCCATGTTCCGCTTATTCCGGTCAGGATAATTCTTCCAACAAACCTAGCAAGAGCAGAAGAGTTAATTTTGGATGCTACATTTTTCCCATTCTTGCAGTACCACGAGATAAACTTGTCAGAAGCATTTCTCAGCATGGACTTTCTAAACTGCTTCCACTTGTTATTGTTTTCACCATAACACGCTCTTGCAATCCAGCACAAGCCTACTGCCATAATTGCTGCTCCAGCAACTGCTCCGCCAGCAGACATCATTCCTGCATTTTGACCAGCTTTTGCCTGAGCCTGAGCACCAGCAAGACCCATCTGTGCATTGTACGCACCGTAGATTGAACCCATTCCAGTCTGACTTTCTGGATTAAACAGTGCTGGCCCAGCTTGCTGCTGACTTGAAAGAGCATTGTTGATTGTAGATCCTCCAGCAGTTTGAGCATACATTGGCTGTTGATAGAAGCTAGCCAAGGCAGGTTGAGACTGCTGCGAGAAGTAGTTGCCAAGTCCGGTAGCAGTCTGCAACGCTTGCTGCTGACGGCCCTGTGTGAAGTTGTAGCGGTTCAATACACTGGCAAGTCCAGCCTGTTGGCCAAGTGCAGTGCCGCGAGCCGCATAACCCTGCAAAGACTGCTGATTTAAAGTGCGCTGTTCTTCAGGAGACAACTGAAAGCCTTGTTGCATCTGCTTTGCCAGATCATTCTGAGCGTAGTTTTGCAACGCTTGATTAATGCCGGCAGTGCCTTGAGCTTGCTGAAAAGCCTGAACATAGCCAGGCGCACGTTGCTGTAACCCTTGCAACTGATTCTCTTGAGTAGCTTTGCTGTAAGCATTCTCAAGATTGCTGTAACTAGGCTGAAGTTGGCCGTAGAGCGCAAGCTGATCTCTAGCAGACTGAGCCTGTAATTGGCTCTGCAACTGCTGATACATCGGTTGATACTGAGCTTCGCTGGCATATACTTGCGGAGCCATAGCAACCTGAGCTTCCAAGATCGAGCGCATCGACTCTTGATAGTTTGGTGCTGTTGGTGCTTGACTTGTATTGCTTCCGCCCATATGACAATAATCTTTCTAGTTTTGCCTCAGAAATTAAAGTTAGCCGTTCCTCTCGTTGCGCCCAAAGCTCACTGACCGAAATGCACGTTGAAGTAAGCAAGTGAGCCACAACTTCAGCGAGAGCATCTTTGTTTTTAGTCCAGACAAGGTGCGTTGTCCAAGTGCCGGTTTCTTCTGGCCATTGCCAGTTGAACAAGGACTTTCCAGGGTGTGCTGTGGCAACGCCAGTAAGACATCCATTCTGCTCGGCCCAAAACAACCCGCCATGCACTCCGTAGAATGCAAGATACCGTTCACATTCACTTTTGGTGACGTGACCGAGCATCCGAAGATTGTTGAGCGATTCAGCATAGATTGTGTCAATGATCCTATCCCAAAGGTCAAGTGTAAGAGGCTTCACTAAAGCTTGATGCAATACATGAACGTTAAATTGCGAGGACGTGTTTCGACTCCACCTGTTGTGTTTGTGGTTCCGCCAGATCCAGTAGTGCCGCGTGCCATCAATACGCCAGCAGCACCAACCAAATTAAATGTTTCTGCTGCTTGTTGATGTGCGTGACTTGCAAACATATCAAGTTCAGCATTTGCAAGTGCTCTTCCAGTCTGGCCTGTCATTGTTCTGTCGTGAATCCAACCACGAATAAACTCGCCACGAAGATCAGGAACAGCAGTTGCCGGTAAAATTAACGCCCTTAATGCCGCTGTTTCAGTCGTAATTGGAATTGTGTCCCCATTACACTCCAACCATCCAGCCGGTGCTGTTGACCTGTAGAACGCCATGATCGCTCCTGTCGGCATTGCAGCATCAACGTATGTCTTTGGAATGGCAGACAATGTTCCAGCAGGAGCAGCACTGGACAATGTCAACTCACCCGTCATTGGCCGAGTGCCATCTAGTTTTACGTAAGATGGAAGAGCTGCGTTGTCTAGCACCTGAGTAACTGTGCCATATTTAAGAGCACTACCCTGGGCAATCAAAACTTTATCAGAAGTGCCAACAGAGAGGGCAGCATCCTGAGCAGTTACTGCTTCGTAAGTCAAACGAGCACCTGCCACATGCGCGTTCAGGTTATCGGCAGTAACCTGCATGCCATCTGAATAAGTGGTTCCTTGTACTAGCTGTCCCATAATTACTCCTCTGAAATCATTGCTCTATTAGTAACAATTGCATAAACGACTGCTGTTTTCAATGATGGTCTTCCGGTAATAAACTGAACTTCAAGGTCTATTGTAGCACCTCTGGTTGCAATTCTTGGTCGAAGCGTCGAATCAAGTGTATTTGATCCTGAGAACTCATATTCCATGATTAACTCAGAAGCGTCTGGATCATGATTTCTTGCGTAAATCTTAATAAAATCACCAGCAGAATTGTTAAATTGATATTCTGCCCTTGAGAATCGTTTCTGATTAACATTTCCAAACGTATACTCTCTTGAGCGAATACTTGCATCTATGTGCTGCAATCTGCGTGCAGCAAGAGACAATGTTTGTGGAAGATAAAAAGGAAGTACTGGGTTTCCAACTGTGTACTCAAACTCATCTCCACCTTCGTTTTCTTCTGTCAGATAAATGCCTCCAGGGTTTCCAAGACCAATAAAGTTGGTCAACATAAACAACCTTCTACGTTTGTCGTACTGGCAAACCACGTAGTTGTCTATCCAAAGCCCATTTGGATATGTGTCAATTGTCTCCCAAGCTTGATTTAACGTGTTGTACACCAAGATTGCATTTGGACGAGTGACAGTATCACCAACCGGAACGGCAATAAAGAATCTGTTGTCGTAGTAAGCTGCAACAGAGTTTGATATGGCTTGATAATTTACCCCATCAAAGAAGTCATCAATAGGCTCGCTGAGTGGCAGTGTGTTTCCAAGAAGCTTAAGGTCAAGCTGAGGCGTAAGCACATGCACCCCCTTGGCAGACAAGAAGAACACAAACTGTCCGGCAGCAACAATACTGCGTCGAGACAAGCATCCAATCTGTGTTGTCACCACTGTGATCGAGCTGTTTTCACCTGGAGCTGCTCCAACTGTGTACGTTGTCGGTTCAACAAACGCAACACAGATCGACTTGTTCATAAAAACAAGGAACTGGTTCTCGATCCAAGGCAGCACTCCAACAATCGCATCATTTCCGCCTTGATTGATGATGAAATTGTTAAGCTGAAAATCAAATGTAGGAGACAAGATATCCCCAACAGCAAGCTGCGTATCGTAGATCTTGCAGACTAACCTGTTCTGGTAATAAAACGCAAAGTCAGCAGGAGGCACAGATCCATTTGCTGATTCAGGTGCACCAGTAGATGTTTTCTGTAGATTTCCGTAAATTGACGTTTGCGCGACTACAGTCAATCCAGTTGAAACGCCATCCCAAACAAGCGGAGGCTTAACGCGCACACTGCATCCATATGCCGGTGATGCTGCAATCGTTACAGGATTTGTTCCTGTGTTTGCTAAATCAAACGTAAACGAAGAAGTTCCAGTAACTGACTTAACAATAAACGTGTTATTAAATACAGTTTTTGAAGGATTAGCTGATTCGTATACGTTAAAAATTGTTACTTCATTTCCAATTGCATAATTGTGCGACGTAGAGTTAATACACGTTGCCGTAACTGTTACTGTATCTCCAGGCCCAATTGGGCCATAAGTTAACTGAAGCCCTGCCTTTGTTCCATCTAACGCAGCAGTTGAAGTTGTTCCATTTCCAATTCTGGAATCAGACTCCTGTCCTCGAAAGATGTACAGTCTGTCCAAAGCTTGGACAACATCAACCATTGAGCCTGCTGCAATTGTTCTACCTGTTGGAAACTGATGAACTATAGGAGACAGTGTTTTTGTCTCAGTGTTGTACAGGCGAATGTTGTCCGTAAATACTAGAACAATGTTGTCCTGTCCATTTGCGTCCACATAGGTTCCCGAGCCAACCATCGTTTGGCTGTTAAGCGTTGCGTCCATAAGACGCATGCAGCCTTTACGAGGTTGAGCTGTGCCTCGCTGAAGACGTACGTTCTTTGATGCTTGCGCAAATCCTGGCTCAAGGTTCGACGGGTCGAGGCGACTGTTGAACCCAATGAAGTTATTGTCTGCTTCCTGTAGGACTTGCGAAGGCATAGTTACTTTTGGCGAACCCAAACAATCTGCTGAGGAGGTTGAGCAACCGGTTCAGACTTACTCTCAGACTCTCCGCCAACAATGAGGCGATCAATCAGTTTAAGTGCGTTTTGAACCGTATCACGCAAATCAAGAAGCGATTGCATCTCAGCCTTGTCTTCGGAGTCGTCCTCCATCATGTCGTCTTCACCGTAGCCACAGTCAGAGCAGGAACCATTTGATCCAACTTGACCGCCACAGTCAGGGCAATAGTTTTTGCTGCCACCCATCATTGATCCAAGTGCGTTCATCAAGCTCATACAATTGCTTTCTCTAAATCGTTAGTTCTGTTAAGCCAGCCTTGTTTAAACTTGGCAAGTGCAGGCTTGGCTTCTGCCAGCTTCTCGTAAAAGTCGCGCTTTTTCTCAATAACCTGCTTTGCCACAACATCTGCACTTCTGACTTTACACGCAGCAATCACTGCTGCTCTTGTGTTCGGTCCCCAAGCACCATCATCGTGTGCTCCACAAACGCGCTGAAGCAACTTAACAGCCTGACCAGCTCCCATGTTGACGCAGTTGTCGAAGTGAACTTTGTTGAGCGGCCAATCAAGCTGATCACAATGATTACGTTCCCAGTATTCTTTACGGTAGATCTCAGTAGCCTGTTCCTGCGTCAGGTTCTCGATGTCCAGCTCAGGATGACTGCGCTTGTCAATGCCCCACTTTGTCAATCCACCTGGATCGTTGTCCACGTTCTCAGACACAACGTAGTCCATGTCACCGTAGTGACCTTTCTTGAACTCGCACTCATGTTCAAAGACAAACTTTAAAGCTTTCTCAAAGTCGCTCATTGTCTTTCCTTTTACT